CAAGCGTGACAAAGTCCATGGTACTGGAGCTGTCAAAGAGGGTAATGCAGGTGGCTACAAGCATGGTGGTAAAGTTCACCACAAAGCTGGTGGTAAAGTGCATCACGTTTCTGGACATCCTGAGGGTTCGATGGAGCACCACAAGGCCATGATGAAGCATCACGCCAAAATGCACAAAGAAGGTGGTTCTGCTCATCACAAGAAGATGATGGAACACCACAAAGCCATGTGCAAGGGTGGTAAGTATGCTACTGGTGGTTCAGTTCCTGCTGAAACCAACGAGAGCGATACTAGGGGTAGGATCGTAATGGGTGGAACCATTGAGGGCAATGAGCACGATTACGAAAATACTTTAGTTCACCAAGGTAGACGTGACACTGCTCACGGTACAGGTGGCGTGGATATGGCTAACGATGGTGGCTATAAGCATGGTGGCAAGGCACATCACAAGCATGGTGGTAAACATCACTATGCCCATGGTGGTCGTGTACTAGGTGCTGAAGACAACGTGACTACTACGCCTAAGGGCAAAACACACACCAAAACTGGTGAAGTGATGGAGTCCAATGCTGGTGGATTCAAGCGTGGAGGTCATGCCGTAAAAAAGCACTTCGCCACGGGGGGCACTGTTAATAAACAGGGTTCTGCCGTGGTAATGCCCCAAGCTAGAAAGCCTGCTTCCAGACCAGTTCACATCAACGAGCTGTCTGGCACCTTCAAGAAAGGTGGCAGAGTAAAAAAGTTTGCTGACGGGACAGATGAAAACGATTTGTCTCGTGGTGGATATGACTCTGTAGCAAAGCAGGAGACTGCTGATAACTTAGCGATGAGAAACATGATGTTAGACCCCATTAGAAAGGGCTACAACATGGTCAAATCAGCTATAGGTATGGGTAGCACTACACCACCTGCTGGAAGCGTTACAAAGACTGTTAAACAAGTTTCTGTGACTCCTCCACAAAAGCGTCGTGGTGGCAGTATCAAGCGTTAAATAAGGTGGGGGCTTAGGCTCCCACTCTTTAAGGAATACATCATGAGTAATGGAATTGTTGCTTCAGTAACACGAGCAGGTGCGTATGAGCCATTTGACCTTCAAGTAGCAAGAGGTCAAATTTATGGGCACAGCGTTGTTAGCCTTTTTGGTTATCAATCTTCAGTAACCACAACTGCGATTCCTATTTGGGAAAATGCAACTACATACACATACATAACATCAGCATCAACTTTGTCGTTGGTAAGTACCTCTGCGTCTGATGATACGTCTGCAAAAATTTTAATCAGTGGATTGGATTCAAGTTTTAATCCAATTTCTGAAACATTGGCAATGAATGGAACTGGTGCAGTTACAACTGTAAACAGTTACTTTAGAGTTAATAGTTTGTTGATGGTCTCGCCCGGCACTGGGCAAAGCACCAATGTTGGAACCATCACATTGAAACAATCTTCAAACATTGTTGCCCAAATCAATGTTGGTATTGGCAAATCACAAAGCACTATTTACACAGTTCCTGCTGGTTACACTTTCTATTTAGACCTTGCTGAAGTTAATAGTTCAAATAGCTATACTGGAAGCACGATCATCACTTACAAAGTGCAAGCAATCAACAATGCAACTGGCGTTAAATTGGCTGTTCTACAACAACCATTTGTTTCTATTTACACAGCTTCAAGAGCATCTGATCCTTTTGCTTACGCAGAAAAGACAGATATTCAATGGCAGTTGAGCACAAATACTGGAACCATAGCCGCAGGCGTTATTGTTACTGGTAAGTTGATTCAAAATAATAATGCTGTAACAGGTTCAGGTTCATAATGCCTAGCAAATCGCCTGCTCAACATCGACTGATGGAGGCCGCTGCCCACACCAAGGGTGGCTTTGGTGGCGTCCCCCAAAAAGTTGGCAAAGAGTTCGTCAAAGCTGATGAGGGGAAGAAAATGGCAAAAGGTGGCTTGTATGCCAATATCCATGCTAAACAGGAGCGGATAGCCCATGGATCAGGCGAAAAAATGCGTCGTGTCGGAGCTAAGGGTGCCCCAACCAAGGAAGCCTTTATTGAGTCAGCTAAAACTGCGAAGAAAAAAGATGGTGGTGGCGTCAACTTGGCTGTCAGTCGTGGTGAAAAATTATCGACAGACAGGGGTGCTGGACTAACTGCCAAGGGCAGAGAAAAATACAATCGAGAGACTGGTAGCCATCTCAAAGCACCCCAGCCTCAAGGTGGCTCAAGAAAAGATTCATTTTGTGCCCGCATGAGCGGTGTTGTTAAGCATTCAAGTGGAGATGCGCCAAGAGCTAAGGCATCATTGAAGCGTTGGAATTGCCCCGGTTGGTAAGGAAAAAACATGGCTTTCTCAGGAACCGTAAGCACCACAGTGATAAATACGCAGACGGTCATTGACCATGCTGTGCGTCGTTGTGGAAAATTAGCTGAAGAGATCACTGACGAGCAACAACAGTTTGCAAGAGAAAACTTGTATTTTCTTTTGTCAAACATGATCAACCGTGGAATACAGTATTTTGCCATCCAAAAGACCGTTGTAGGCTTGATCGCAAACCAGTATGAGTATTTGTTACCTTTGGGTGCAAACGACGCTCTAAACGTCTTATATCGCCAATTGGCAAGACCTTCTGGAGCTTATACATCTGGTGCTGGTGGCGTTGTTGCCAACATCAGCGATGGAAACACATCGACTTACTGCCAACAGACTAACCCAAATAGCTATTTCCAAGTCGATTATGGGACATCAAACCCCCAATACATTGGCTCCATAGGCATCATGCCTTATGTGGCGAACTTTGGAACAGCAACTTGGAGCTACTATTTGCAAGCTTCGAGCGATGGGGTGAACTGGCAGACCATTTACACAGGTACAAATGTGACTGTGACTGATGGGCAGTGGATATGGCAAGATGTGGACCCGGGGTTCAACGTCGAGTTCTACCGAATCCAAGCCTTCAATGGCACAACTTTGGCCCTCAGAGAGTGGTTTTTGGGCAATAACAGCACTGAAATTGAGATGTCTCGCCTAAACAGGGACGATTACACCAATCTTCCTAACAAAAATTTCACTGCTAACCAGCCTTTTCAGTATTATTTCCAACGAACCATCAATCAGCCTACCATGACGCTCTGGCCTGTGCCAAATACGTCATTTGTGCAGATGACTGTGTGGTATTCAGCCCAGATTGAGGACGTTGGAACGCTTCAACAGCAGTTAGCTATCCCACAAAGGTGGTATGAGGCCACTATTTTCATGCTAGCTCACAGAATGAGCTTGGAGTTGCCACAAGTTGACCCAACTCGCATAGCTTATTTGGAAAAAATGGCTGATAAGTTCCTTGTTGATGTGGAAAATGAAGAACGTGACAGGTCTCCTGAATACTTTTCACCTAACATAAGTGTATATACTAGATAAAAGTATTAAAAATGAATGTTATTTCAAGATCACAAGCTAAAGAAAAAGGATTGACCCGTTACTACACGGGCAAGCCTTGTTTGCGTGGTCATGAAACGGAAAGAGCAACAAGAAATGGTGAATGCTTAGGTTGTGCGTTACTTAGGCTTAATGATTGGAGAAAATCTAATCCTGAAAAACGAGCAGAACATAGAAGAAAACATAAAGAACTGCACCGTGATATAGAAAATCAACAGCATAAACAATGGTTGAATGCCGATCCTGAAAGAAAAGAAAAGTATCGACTTCAAAAGAATGAGGCAACTATTGCTTGGCAAAAAAACAATCCTGAAAAAAGATTGAAAAATGTTCAAAAATATCGAGCAAGCAAAATAGAACGTATGCCTGCTTGGTTATTGCCAATAGATAATTTTGAAATGGAATGTATTTATAAATACTGTTCAGTTCTTAATTCAATTGGACTCAAATATCATGTGGATCATATAATTCCCATGAAGGGTGAATCTGTATCTGGTATGCACGTTCCTTGGAACTTACAAGTCATACCTGCTATTGACAATATCCGAAAAAACAATCGTTTGGAGGTTGTCTAATGCCTATATTCATTGATAC